TTCAATAGGTCCTTCACATAATGAAATTATAAATGCCATTGTTTGATTATCAGATGTTATATCTGCAAATGTAATTGAACCAAATACTCTTCCTTGTCCATAAATAACAGGTAATTTATTACCAGGATCTGAAGCTATTCTTTGTCTAACTCCTTGATCTGGAGCACGATCAGCTTGACCTGGACCTGAAGGAACATCTGGAGCAAATAATTTATTTGCAATAAATGAAACTGCAACTGATAACGCAAATCTAGCTATCATTCCAGTAACAGTACTTGACGTTAAAATTGTAATAACAGGAGCAGCTGCTGCCATAATTAAATTTCCTTTTTATACATTGATTGAAATTGTTTATAGTTCAATTTATTAAAATTAATATTTGTTGTTGGTATTGAATAATAAATTATTTCTTTTACCTCTTTATGATTTTCTTTTATCATTTTTTCAAATGCTTTATGCATTCTATAAAAAATAGAAGACCCTCTCTTATTAGGATGTACCCATGTTATTAAAACATGTAATTGTATTAAATGTGGATTTAATAAATTGGGAAATTTAAGACCCATTATCATTCCATTATATTCATTATTATCTTGTGATATTATAGAGGTTTTATCTTTAGCTATTGCTTTAAATAAACCTGTATAATATTCTTTATTATCTTCTTTAAATTGACCAAAATCAAATTCTTTTCTATGTTGTTCAAGTAATTTTACACCTTGTTCAACATCTTTATCTTCTCCAATTCTTATCATTATATTTTATCCTATTATTCTTCAGCACCAAATCTTGGATTAAAGTCAACCATTGAGGCAACAAATTCCATAGATGCATCATTACTATTATATTCTTTAAATGAACTATCAGATGTAAATCTACCTGATTTAGTATTTAATATAGCACCAACTATATTTTTACATTCAACAGTTATATTAACATCTCCACTTTTAACATTTTCTTCATCAACAGCATGTGAATTAATTATACCTTGCCATTTTTGATAAACTTGACCTTGAATTGCACCAGTTTCTTCATTCCAAAAAGCTTGATATATTGTAACTATACCACCAATAGCATTTACATTTTCTAAAGCAGCTATAATTGTATTTGGTATGCCGTTTAATTTTATAGTTATTGCATTAGTTTTAACATCTTTAGTTTCTTCAACAGCAGATAAACTAATAATATTTGATCCAGGTAAATATGTATCACTGTTATATGTAATATTTGTATATCCTGTATTTAAAAATAAACTATCAGCATTATTTGAAGTAACTTGAAATTTAATTAACTGAATTGGATATGTTTTAGTGCTTTGTGCTTCAGCTAAAGTTGTTGAATCTATCGTTCTAGCCATTATAATATCTCCTGAAAATTAAAAGTTCCATAAGCATAATAATTAAATCCTGGACCAGGTACAACAGATACATTTGGTCTTCCATTCAACATCATTTTAAATTGTACACCATTACCATAAGTAAAAGTATTACCAGCTACAATAGGATTAATTGCACCAGTCATTAATTTAAAACTTATTATATTAGTACTTGCAGTTGCATCTGCTTTAATTTGATAAACTTTTGTACTTGAACTAAATTGTATAAAATCACCAGCTTTAACATTACTTGAATTATCTACATTAGCTAATTGAACATCAACTCCACTTGTATTTGCATTAACAACTGTAATTGTTGATCCTGATTGTGCAGTTATACTTCCATTAGCAAAAGTTAAATTAATAATTGATGGTATACTAGTTGTTTTAAAATCAATACCATCTTCTAAACCTAATAATTCAGCTTCAACTTCATCATATTTTGTTTTAGTTAATAATGGTAAATTTACTTGCATAGAATAAAATGTCGGACTGCCTCTTTCTTGTCTAGCATAACCTGAATTAGATATTGATCTTCTAATTCTTGCTGATCTACTTAATGATATATCATTTGTATATTCAAATATTTTTGACATTATTTTCTCCTCATACTTAAACCGGCAGTATTTCTATCATAGGTTTTATTAGCTCCACCAACATGTGACGGACTTGATGTTATAACAGCTCTAATTTGATCTATTGCTCTTTGATCAACATTACCGCTTACATTAATTGTATTATTATTTATTACTGAACCAACTGATTCACCTCTTGGTATAACAGTTTCTCCTGGTGTTAATAATGCAGGTATTCTATCATTATAAGGTGCACCACCTGGTACAACTCCACCTTTATTAAATTTGAAAAATGATAATAAACTACTACTTGATCCACCACTAACAGCAGCGGTTGCAGTAGCAAATGCTAATTGTTGAGCTTTTTCTGCAGTAATTTGTTTTTCAATTGTAAGTTTTTTAGTACCAAGAAATTCAAATAATTTTTCTATTTGTAATTCAATAGTCTTTTTTATAATTGTTTCAGCTATTGTTTGTGCAACACTTTTAAATAAATTTTTACTAATTTCTAATAATGAGTTACCTTGTCTTAATCCATCTAAAAATCCTGTACTAATTGTATCTGAAATTAATTTAGCCTCAATACCAGATGCATGTAATAAATCTCTATATGTTGTTTGATTAGCATTAATTTTAGCTTGATCACGAATAAAATCTCTATTCATTGTAAATATTCGTTCATTTAAAGCAGCAATATCAGCTTGCTTTTTTAAAAATGCAGGATCAGTAGCAGCACCAAAATTAGGTGTTGATTGTACAGGCCTGTTAAATTTTGGTCGTTGAGATGTACCTGAAAATAATTCTTGTTGTCTTTTATTTAATTTTGTGTAAGAAGCAATCACTTCATTAGCTTCCATTTTTATTGCATTAAGTTCTGCTTTTAATTTTTTAGCAGCCTCTGCTGCTTCTGCTGAAGTTTTTGGAAATATTTTTAATTTAGAAACAAAATTAAGAACAGCTAATTGAGCTTCTTTCATTTTTAGTATAAAAAAATCTTTAATTGTATTTACAACTTTCATTATAGCATCATTAAATGCAATAAATGCTACAACGGCAATTTGAATACCAGTTATAACAAGGCCAACCATATTAGCTCTTAATGCTACATTTAAAGCATGAACAGTAACTGTTGCTGCTTTAATTTTAATGGCTAATAATACAAATTGTGCAGCAATATTTGCTACAATTGTAGCTACTTTTAATCCAATAAATATTTTAAATGAAGTAACTAAAAGATCTATATTTTTAGCTACAAATCTAATTGTACTTTCAATTTTTTTAAATGCTGTTGCTAAATTAGTACCAACAGTTTTTGCTAATTGTTTTAATTGAGTATCATTTCTTTTAAAGTTACCAACTAAAGCAACTAATTGTGCTTTAACACCTTCAAATAAAGGTTGAGCAGCGGCTTGTCTAAATCTAAAATAAGCATCTTGTACAAATGAAACCTGTGCTTCTAATGTAGATTCAAATTCTTTTGTTGCAGTAGAAAATTGACCGCCACTACCAAATACTTCAAAAAATCTTTTTCTAGTATCTTCAATTGATACTTTAGCACCAGCTTCAAAGCCTAACATTGCTCTAACACCTCTTTCCCTAAAAACGTCAGCAGCGGCTATACCACCAGCAAATGCTCTTTGAATTTGTTCAGCAGTTTGTCTAAAATCAAGACTTGTAGCTGCAGCAACATTACCTGTTATTTCTAATATTTTAGCTAATTCATTAGCATCTTTAGCAATAACAGCTAGGTTACCAGAACCAGCAGCAATAGCTTCTAGTGAGAAAGGAACTTTACCAGCAAATTCATTTAATACTTTAAATGCTTTTGCACCCTCTGTAGCCGAATTAAACAATAGTTTAAATCTTACTTGTAATGATTCAGTAAGTTGACCTGCAGAAAATGTATCTCTTATAAATTTACCAATACCAAAACTAACAGCAGCTAATGATGCAGCAACACCAACTTTTAAAGTTGTTCCAAGTGCTTGAAAAGTTGCTCTTGATTTAGCAGCTGCAGTTTGTAATTGTTTTAATCTTGTTGAAGCTATTTGAGCATTTCTTCCTAACTTATTTAAACCATTTTGTAATTGGTTTACTCCGTTCTGTCCCTTAACATTAGTAATTATATCTAATTTTACAGCCATTTTTCCTTATCCGTTAGTGATTTCCACATTAACTTCATCAAAGTATTTTCTAAAAGCAGCCTCTATAAATTTAGTAGGTGCTTGTTGTGAATGTCCATTGTTAAGGAATTCTATGTAAGTTGTACCATTTGTAACAATAATTTTATTTGGTTTATCTTTTGGAACCAATAAATTTACATTAGATGTTGCAGGTGCAGTTTTTTGATTATTATATGTTTCAGTGTATCCAATATACCAGCTATTTCTA